TTTTAACTAGTTTGATTGGCCCAGTGACAGGACTTTTAGATAAGTTTATAGAAGATAAAGATCAAAAGAATGCCATTGCCTTTGAACTAGCGACTATGGCAGAGAAGCATGCTCAAGAACTAGCCAAAGGTCAACTAGAAGTCAACAAGGTAGAAGCAGCACATAAGTCTTTGTTTGTCAGTGGTTGGAGACCTGCCATAGGTTGGATATGTGGACTGTCTTTACTCTACTCTACTATCCTCTCACCAATCCTAGGCATCTGGTTTACAGTACCTCCTGTTGATAGCTCCTTGCTTACAACTGTACTGATGGGCATGTTAGGACTAGGTGCTATGCGTACAGTGGAAAAGACAAAATCAGTAGCGAGGGATAAGTGATGTTTAGAGGTGGATGGGATCCTGAACAGTTTGCTTCTTTAGGTAGCTCCTTTGACGAGCCTGATCCTTTTGCTCCTACAGCCTCTACACCCACAGAAGAAGAAGCCTTTGATTTTCTTTCTGGGCTACAGAATACAAGAATGACAGCAAGAGAAGACCTTGGTGCAGGCTCCTACGACCCTAACGACTGGGATCAGATAGCAATGGCTACCCCTGAAATGGTAGAGAATCAGAGATGGGGTACGGCTACTCAAAATATTTACAAAGATTATACATCTGACTTTAAAAATTATGTTGAAGAAAACAACATACCGCTGACTCAAGTGAGGGATGGGGTAACTTACTACTTAACAGGCGGCAATGAAGGGGTAAAAGCAGAGTTTGGTGGTCGCACCAATAACTTCTTACACGGGCGTGTGAATGATGGAGAGTGGTTTGAGCAAGGGCCAGTAGGTACGTATTCAACAACGTATTTAGACACAAGCGTTTCTGGCATGAATCAACTGTTAAATAACCCTCTACTTAGGACTGTTGCTGCCGTTGCCACAAACGGTATTTCAGAAGGTGTTATTGCAGCAGGTAGGGGGCTAACAGGCGAAACGCTACACTTAAACGACTGGGCATCTATGGCTATGGCAGGATACAACTACGGCCAAGGCAACACAGGAGCATTTAAAGGCGGTTTTAAACCTACTACTCCTCCTACTCCTGAGGGTCTATTTGATGTGACAGGTAGTTTTTCACCGCCAACTTCTAACTTTCTTACAGATATGTCTGCGTTAGACGCTGCAAACTTAGCGTATCAAACTGATAGTACATACGATGAGTATCAAACTGCTCAAGACGAAGAAGACAAAGCTAAAGCTGATGCTATTCAAGCTGCTATTGATCTTTCTGACAAGATAGAAACTGAACCTGTAGCCAAGCCTCCTCCTATAGACGCAGGGCCAATAACTCCACCTGTAATACCTCCTCCACCTACTGAAGATGCTGACGATGGTGGTGCGGGCGGTGGTGCAGAAACAGGTGGTACTGGTACTGGTGGCGATGTTGGTGGCGACTCTGGTGCTACTCCTCCTGTAGAGACTACTCCACCACCTGTAGAGACTACTCCACCAGATGTTACAGGAGATGGTGGAGATGTTAACGGAGGAACTGCTTCTGTCGACAGTGGTTCTCCTGACGACATAGGCGCTGTATTTACTGATGATAGGGGAGTTGTCTGGACAAACAGAGGCCCGAATCCTTTAAATCCTGACACTAATGTTTGGAGTACATTTGATCCTAATCAAACTACAATAGATGATTATAATGCCACAGGTCGTGTATATAAAGATGGCGATGGTATTAGCGTAGGAACAGCAAAAGGAACATACCCAACAGCTCCTTCAGAAGGAACGGGAGATAGTACTTCAGTTCCTTATGATCCTACAACGCCTATTTTAGATGAAGAAGCTCCAGTAGATTTTACTACTATAGGTGATCTTTTAGACGACACTACTGTAGACCCTGTAACTACCCCTATAGAAGTTGTAGAAGTTACAGACCCAGACACAGGCACAGCAGACACAGGCACTGCTACTGGTGATGGCACAGGCACTGGCACAGGTACTGGAGACACTGTTGGAACTGGAGACACTACTGGCACTGGAGCAGGCGGTGGAGACACTGGTGGTGGTACTGGCGCAGGTGACGGCACTGGCGGAGGCTCTGGAGATGGCGGAGAACCAGGAGATAGCACAGGCGGTGGAGATGGCACAGGCACTGGAGACGGTTCTGGAGATGGTACAGGCACTGGAGACGGTTCTGGTGACGGTGACGGCTCTGGCGATGGTTCTGGTGACGGTGATGGCGATGGAGATGGCTCTGGTGTAGGCATAGGCTCTAGCGGCATGCTGAGTCCACAGCGAACCACTGACGATTTATTCTTTAAAGAGTTGTTCCAGATGAACACACAGGTTAGAGATACACAGCAGATAGTAAGGGCAGGACAACCTTTACAAACATTTCAACAACGACAACGACAACAACAGCCCGTAGACAGACCACGACTAGGTATGTTGACAGACCCTGAACTGCTCAAAAGGTATAAATACTAATGACTTACTTACAGCTAGTTAACAGCGTACTACGCAGACTGAGGGAAGATGAAGTTACGTCAGTCTCTCAGAACAGCTACTCTAAACTTATAGGTGAGTTTGTTAACGACTCTAAAAGAACTGTTGAGGATGCCTACGATTGGACAGCCTTACGTGACACACTAACTGTCAGCACAGACGCTACAGCCTTTAACTACACACTGGTTGGCTCTGGCAACCGTATGAAGATACTGGATGTTGCTAACGACACCTCTAACTTCTTTTTGCAGTACCGTACATCACACTGGATGAACAACGCTTTCCTTATCAACGATGCACCTACAGGTACTCCACAGTTCTACAGCTTTAACGGTGTGGACGCTAACGGAGACAACGGTGTTGACTTGTATCCAAAGCCTGACGGTGTGTATCAGGTACGCTTTAACGCTGTCCTACGTACTGATGACTTCACTGTAGACACAAACAACATGCTTATACCTTCCTCTCCTGTCGTTCAACTAGCCACTGCATTGGGTGCTAGAGAGCGTGGTGAGACAGGTGGCACAAGTGCTGCTGAACTGTTTGCTCTTGCTGATAGGACTCTAGCAGACGCTATAGCCTTTGACGCTGCCCAACACCCCGAAGAAACTATCTGGTATTCTTAAATGGCTCAACAACTACAGAACATTACAGTAGCAGCGCCAGGATTTATGGGGCTTAACACGCAGGAGTCTCCCATAGGCGGTGATCCCTCGTTTGCCTCTGTTGCTGACAACTGTGTTATAGACAAGCTAGGCCGCATAGGTGCGCGTAAAGGATGGGAAGCTGTGTCTTCCAACGGTGCTGCTGTGCTAGGTAGTAGCCGTGGCATAGAAACAGTCTTTGAGTTTGTGGACACTAGCGGTAGCAAGGTTGTTATCTCTGCGGGCAACAACAAGATATTCAAAGGCACAGGCACACTGGTTGATATTACACCTAGTGGCTATTCACCGTCAGCTAACAATTGGAAGTGTGCAACCTTCAACAACCACCTGTATATGTTTCAGTCTGGGCATGTCCCGTTAATTGCTACAGACGATTCAGGTTCCTTTGTAATGGAAGTTATCACTGCTCACACAGGATACTCAGGCACAGTACCGCAGGGCAACGAAGTACTAGCTGCCTTTGGTAAGCTGTGGGTTACGGACATTGTAGGCAACAAGCACACTGTGTACTGGAGTGATACTCTTGACGGCACAAAGTGGACAGGCGGTGCTACAGGCAATCTTAACCTAACAACTGTATGGCCTACGGGTAATGACGAAGTAGTGGCTCTAGCTGCACACAACAACTTCTTAGTTATCTTTGGCAAGAAGTCTATCCTTGTGTACTCAGGTGCTTCTTCCCCTGCTAACATGACATTAGCAGATACAGTAGAGGGTGTTGGTTGTATAGCAAGAGACTCAGTGCAGCACACAGGTACTGACATCTTGTTCCTATCTGACTCAGGTGTTCGTAGCTTTGGCAGGACTATTCAAGAGAAGTCTATGCCCATGCGGGACATAAGCAAGAACGTCCGTAGTGATCTTACCTCTCTTGTGCCTTTACAAACCAATCCTATTAAGTCTGTGTACAGTGCTGATGAAGCATTCTACTTGTTGACTCTGCCTGACAGCGATACAACGTACTGCTTTGACATGCGTTCACCTTTACAGGATGGATCACAAAGAGTTACTACTTGGTCAGGTCTACATCCACTAGCTCTTACTACAACTGAAGCAGGTGACATATACTTTGGTCTTTCTTCAGGTGTTGTCAAGTACGCAGGCTACCTAGACGGAACAGCTAACTACCAGATGCGTTACTTCAGTAACCCTATGGACTTTGGCAACGCTTCTAACTTAAAGTTCCTAAAGAAGTTCAACATTACTATCATTGGTGGTCAGAACACTAAATCTACTTTAAACTGGGGTTACGACTACTCTACCAACTTCACTAAGCAGGTGTTTACTTTAACTGGCTCAGTCAACGCAGGTGAGTACGGAGTGTCTGAGTACAACACAACTGCGGAATACACAGCCACTGCCATTATTAACACACCAAAGGTTAACACTAGCGGCAACGGTGAGGTAGTAACTATTGGCCTTGAAACTGAGATCAACGACACTTCTTTTTCTATTCAAAAAATTGACATACATGCTATACTAGGGAGACTCATCTAATGTCCAACTACACAAAGACTACTAACTTTGCCACTAAAGATGCTCTTGCTTCTGGTAACGCAGCTAAGATTGTCAAGGGAACAGAGATTGACACAGAGTTTAATAACATAGCGACAGCCAGTGCTACTAAAGCTAACGCTGCTAACGCTGCCTTAACAGGGACTACTACAGCCGTCACTGTAAACATATCAGGTACTCTAACGGCTGATACAATAACTGGAGGAGCATACTAATGGGTATGGTTGAAGATTTTTTAACAGGTGGTGGACTAGGTGACATACTAGGCGCTGCGGGTGGCTACGCTTTAGGCACAAAGAACATTGAAGGCGCTCAAGAACTTGGGAAGAACATACAAGCAGGCACTGGCGCTCTGGCAGACCAAGCCCGCGCTGATACTACGTTTCAACCGTATGCTGTCACTAGTGGTTTAGCTAACGTAGCTACTAACACGCAGGGAGGGTTTGATCTTAATCTGTCACCTGAACAGCAGGCCATGCAACAACAACTAATGGGCGGTGCGGGCCAACTGGCGGGTAACTTAGGTGGACAGTACAACCCAATGGCAGGGCAGATAGGTGGGCAAGCTTACGGTCAAGCACAGAACTTTTTAGGCCAAGCAGGGCAATATGATCCTACTGTTTCGGCTCAAAGACAAGCTATGGGCGGTATGTTTAATCAACAGCTTGGTCAGAACATGGGAATGTCTCCTGAACAACGCCAAAATGACATCTATAGCTCTATAAGAGCAACGCAGCTTCCTGGAGAAGAACGCCAACGTCTTGCGCTAGAAGAAAGGCTTCTGGGACAAGGACGTTCAGGAATCTCTACAGACGCTTATGGAGGGACTCCAGAGCAGTTTGCAATGGCTAAAGCACAAGCTGAAGCAGGCAATCAAGCTTCTTTTATGGCTCGACAACAAGCACAAGCTGAACAGCAACAAGGTTTACAGAATTTAATGAGTCTGCAAGGTGCTGATCAAGGGGCAGCAGGGTTTCAGCAAGGGCTACAACAAGGTAACTTTAATCTAGGCCAAGGGATGTTTGGTCTTGGTAATCAAGCTTCAATGTTACAAGGTACGCTACAAGGTCAAGACTTACAGAACATGCAAGCAATGATGAATGCAGGTTACAACCCACAACAACAAGCTCTTAACATGCTACAGGGTGCTAATCAGTCTGCGGGATTTGCTGATGTTGGTCGCAGGACAGGTGCTGAGTTAGGTTCTCAGTTGAATCTAGGTGGTCTTGAAGGTCGTTTAAACATGGAAGACCTTGCTAACAGACTAGGGCTACAGCGCGACAAAGGCTTGTTAGATGCTGCCTTTGGTCAAAGTGCTACTCCTCTTGAACGAGCGCAGATAGCTAAGTTGTATAAAGAAGCAGGGGTAGATAACGCCCCCAACTCTGGTGGGTTGCTTGGTAGTATTTTTGACTTATTCACAGACGATAACTAAATTCAAGAGGCATTTAACATGGCACGACAAGACATAGCTAACATGCTCACGGGCATGGGTGGCGCAGGTAACAGACCAAACCCTAACATGAGTTCTTCTGACTGGCGTATGGCCTTTGGCGCACAGCAAGCGCAGGGACTAATGAACGCAGCAGGAACAACAACCCCTCAAGAAGCAATACAGATGGGGATAGGCAATCTTAATCTAGGGACTGTCAAAGGTCTTCAGACTCTTGGTCAGATGCAGCAGATTCGTGGTGATACGGAAGCCGCTGCTAAGACTGCTTCACAGATTGAGGCTATGAAACAGAAGGAAGAAGACGAAAAACTTAGACTAAAGGTTAAAACAGCTTCTAAAGCTAATAGAGCAAGCATAGCTAATCAACTCAATTCCGTGACATACTCTGCACTTAGAGAAGCTGTAATAAACGAAGAAGGTACTGGAAGAACAGACGCGTTAAAACAAGCTCTTGCTATTATAGGGCAAAAAGGAGTTGCAGAAATAACTGACGAGCAGAAGACTTATAACGCTGTGGTTGCTTCTAATGAGGCGGCAGGACTAGAATCGCCTATTTTCACCAACTGGCGTAAAGGAGAAATAGCTGAAAAGAACATGTCTCCAAAACGTAGAGAGTATGCAGAGATTAAACAAGCAGCAGTTAAGGCAGGCAAGAATGATTTTCCTTCCTATGATGCTTGGCACAATAAGCAAGGGTTAGATACCTTAATAGACAAGCGTATAGATACGGCAACAGGTATTGAAACTTCTTATCTGATTAATAAAAAGAGCGGAGAAATTGTTAAAGAGTTAGGTGTAACAGCAATGCCTACGCTTTCAGTAGAACAAAATAATGACGGTACGTATTCTGTCTACAATGCAACTACAGGCGTTATGGGCGATCCTGTAAACACTAAAGAAGCGGCTGCAATAAAACAGAAAAAGTTTTATGCCACTATGTCTGCAATCAACGCGATTGACGGAACTTTAGGAGCTTTGTCTGAAGCTCAGAGATTGAAAGGCTCTGGGCCTGATGGCGAAAGCGTAGGTGGTTATGAGTATGCCCTACTAAGCTTTATACCTGAAACAGACGCTAGATTGCTAAAGAGCAAGGTAACAACTATTCAAGCTAATCTGGCGTTTGATAAGCTTCAAAACATGCGTGATAATTCCCCAACAGGAGGCGCACTCGGTCAAGTTAGTAACTTAGAATTAGATTTATTAAAAGCAGCAATTGAAGCTTTAGATCCTAAGCTTGGCGTAGAGGCGTTTAACGGCCAGGTTGTCAAAATCGCAGAACACTATAATAGGTTCAAGCAATCTCTTTTAGAACAGTCTGATTATGTTGTAGACTCTGATACAGGGGCTATATTTATTACATCGCCTGAAGGTAAAATATACCGAGTAGGTACACAAGCGACCGAGGTTTTATAATGGCTACTAGCTCTTATTCACAAGTCACAAATCCAGACGAGTTGTTAAGAATACAAAGTTTATTTGAGAGCGGAGAATCGTCACAAAAACCTGCTGTAGTTCCTTCACCTGTAAACATTTCAGCGGTTCCTGCCTCGCCTTTTACTTCAGGAGTTCAAGTAGAAGACGAGGATACTCTAACAAGGGTTCAAGCACTGTTTGACGAAAAGTCAACAAGCAGTGATAGTATTAACCCGCATTCTCTTATTAACGGTTTAATGCTTGAAGGAGTTATTGACGAAGAAGTTGATCCTTTTGATTGGAAAAAAATGACAGCAAGTGTAGCTGCTTCTATAGCGGCATCAATACCTGCGGGTAAGAGAGGCTATAACTGGGGACAGAAGATAACTGCAACTTTACCAAATCGTGGTTGGTTAGGCGCTATTAAAAAAGCAACGCCTGTTGTTGCTGGTGCTATTAGCGGTGCTACTGCAAGTGCAAGTGCTGTAGGAACTACTGAGTTTTCCTACGATGCTGTAGATTCTTTAGTTTTAGGAGAAGAATTTAACCCGTCTGAAGCTTTTGATTCTGCCATAGACGCTGCACAAACTGATTTTCTCTATTCGTCAGCGGGAGGTATTGGGTTGCCCGCTGTAGTTCAGTCATATAGAGTTGCTAAACAAGTAGCAAGTGAAATACCTGTGTTAGTTAATACTAAAAAAGCAATAATTAGCGGTAAAGCGGGATTAGGTGACAAAAGCATTGCAGCCATTGAAAAGCTACAAGCGCGTCTGTCAGACATGGGCGGTAGTTTACTACCTAGTATGGTATCTGACAAAACTTTTCCTAAATTGCTAGAGGATGTTGCTAAAGTATCTAAATACACTAGAGGAACTGTAGAAAATTATTTTAACATCTACGGGGAATTTATGGGGAAACAGGTAGACGAGATGGTTGGTATGTTTGCTAACCAAGGCCCGCGTAAGCAGGGGCAGGTTCTTCAAGCTTTTATTACACAAAACGACAGGGCTTTAGCTAAGATTGTTGACCCTCTTTACAAAGGTCTGGCTTTAAGAGGTAAAGGGGTTGCTGTTGAACTGCGACAGTCGGCTAAAGAACTTGCTTCCGAAATATCGCAATCAGGTAAATATAGGGCGCAACCTAAAATTACCAAAGACGGTGATATAATTCCTCAAACAAGCGCAAAAGGGAGAGTCAAACAGGTTATTTCCGAGTTAAACGAAATGCCCGATAAACTTAACTTCTACGAAGCGCATCAACGCCTGTCTAAAATTAAAAGCGACATTGCTGATTTAAGAGCTTCAACAAGCCCTGATAATAATTTAGTTGATGTTCTAGAGCAGCAAAAGAAACTCATAGAAGGAGGGATGGATGAAGCTGCTAAGTCGTTGTCACCCTCTCTTCAGAAAGAATATGCAGACGTTACTGCTTACTACAGAAGAGGAAGAGAAGTAGTAGGTGCTGAGTGGTTAAAAGCTGCTTTGAAGAACAGCGACCCTGCTACAATAGGCAGGATACTGACACAAGATGGTTTATCCGAAGGTGTTATACAGATAAAGCAACTACGTAAGGCTGCGGCGCAGTACAGAAAAGACTTACCCAAGCCTCCTAAAAACGCTTCTAAAGCTGAAAAAGAAGAATACAAGGCAATGCTTAAAGGTTTAGACGTTGATCCTTTAGAGGGGATAAGAAGAGGATTCTTAGACGAAATACTAAGAGCGGCTCCTGATGATGCTATAGACTCTGTTGGTAAGTTTGCTAATAAACTAAAAGAACCTAGATTTAGAGAAACTTTTAATGAACTTTTTAAAGGAACAGGCGTTCCTGAAAGAATGGACGAAATGTTAGAAAATTTAATGATTTTGTCTAGGACGGACAACGCACAACAAGGTTTTGCTTTGACAGTGGCGGGGGCAGAGCAGGGAGTTGTGACTAACCCAAGCACACGTAACTTCTTTAAAAGCGTTATTCCTGCATTTTTAGCTAGTAATCAAATAACAGCAAAAAACATGGACAAGTTAATAAATCTACAAAAAGTAGCAATTGTAGCGGAACAGAAAGGAACTGTGTTGCCCACTGCCTTCTACAAAAGCCTAGAAAAATTAGTAAGCGGAGGAAACATAGCAGGTACAGTTCTTTCTCAACAGTAACAAAAAAGCCCTATAGAGTTGTTTCTATAGGGCTTTTGTACACTGTAGTATACATTGTAAAGTATATGAAACAATCTACACTATTTCACAGGCTCCACCGACACAAGCTAATTCCTGGCTACCAGTGGTGTTGTCTTCCATCTCAAAGTTTCCTAGGTCTTCCCAGTCCACACCAACAGGCATAGCCGCACACAACTCTTTATACTTCTCTGCGGTTATGTCCTCATACGGAGCTTGTTGATATACATGATCGGAATACGGCAACAAACTTATACCGCTACAGAGATCAAAGTTTTCCCATATCCACTGTGCTATTTGCAGGAACTCGCTGTCTGTGTAATAAACTGTAATGGATGGTTTATGTTCACACCAATGGTTCTGGTAAGCTTTCCAAAGTTTTAGCTGCTCCATAGCTCCTACTTCGCTGACAGTGGTACACTTCTCAGGAGCTTTGACAGGGAAGCTAAAGACTGACGTAGACTCTGAGTGTACATCCTGCTCTACTGGGAATCCTTTGTCTTCCATAAAGACTGCAAGTGGGTCTTTCTTGTCGCTACGCACTCTGCGAATATAATGCTTAGAGAACCTAGGGTGTATACCACTAGCAGAGTCAACAAGCTGAGACACAGTACCAGACGGCTTAACACATGTAATAGCAGCAGACTGAGCAATGCCAAGCTTCTCAGCCCATTCCTTGTTAGTGTCAACAGCAACATCTCTAATATCCTCTAGCCACTTCGCTAAGTCCTTCGACTCTCCCTTGCCTAACAGCCAATGATCCATGATACCTGTCATGCTAACGCCCAGTAGAGCCTCCTCTGCCGTGTTCTTCTTCCATATACTACGTAGGTATCTAAAGTCCGTTAGCGTGGCTTGTAGTGTGCCTATGATCGCTGCTATACGTGCCTTCTTCTT